TCATAATGCTTGTTTTAATAAAGGTAATAACATTTCTCTAACTTTTTCAATACCATATTTCTTAACAGAATCTGATAAATCTTTCTCTAAGTCTAATTGAACATAAGGAAATTTAAATTTTTCATTATATTTTTTAGCAGCATTAGTTCCTGGATCATCATTATCAAATAATACAATTATAGATTTATACCGTTTTTTAAGTTTATTTAGAATTACTTCAGAAATCATTGTATTTTCACTATCCGGAGCAATTATCTCTATATTAGTAATATTTAACATTTTGAAACACATTAAATCTTTTAATGAAGAAACAATAAGTAAATATTTACTTTCATATTGTAATTGATCAATACCTTGAATATAATTTTCTATCTTAATAAACTTTTTATCAATTGTCTTTGGCATATATATTTTATACAAACTGCCATCTTCTCTAAAATAACCATAGATATATGGTTTATTAAATTTAATTGAACTTAAACTATTATCTAATTCTTTTTTTTCCATTACAAAATAAGATAATGGATGTACATTATGATACTCAAGTATTTTTGAACCAAGTTTATAACCTGACCAATACTGTTGATCTAATGATGTCCAATGTCTTATTTCATGATCTGTTACCTTGTATTTATCATGTATCTGATAAACATCCCTAGAAATAGAAGTATTATTATTTTTATAATTCTGATAGTCATTGATTATTTTATTTAATGCATGTTCTCTATTTGGTAAATCATACATATACATAACTAACTGTATACCGTCTCCTTGATTACTTGAAGAAAAATCTTTAAATTTATAAACATTATTTGTATCCGTATAGATACACATTGATGGTACTTTATCTTTTGCATTAAACACGGATAATATTTTTACATCTTGTCCAGTAAGAATTTCAGTTAAACTTAAATAATATTCAAATACCCATTCTTTAGGAATATCTCCTAATGATGAAATTATATTTTTAGTTGAAATCATAGATATAGTATTAATAATAAAGGGAAACCTAAGTCTCCCTTTATTAAATTAATTATTAATCTAAATTAAAATCAGAAGAACTTTTCTTTGGTACTGTAAAATCATCATCAGCTCCAAAATCTGTAACTTCTTTAACTTCAATTTTCTTAAGATGTTTTGTTTCATCATAAGGCATAACATTTACACCATATGCATATGTTTTATTTTCTGCTTTTTGCAACCACATGTCATAATTAGTATAACCAGTTTTACCAACATATTCTTTACCAGAAATACAAAAATCAACAAACTTATCTTTAAAAGGTTTTGCTTTATTTAATGCATCAACAAATGCTTCAATAGTTGCATGTTTTCCATCTTCTTTAATGAACCAATCATTAAAATCAAATGCTTTAGATAAACTTTGTAAGAAAATTAAAACTGATTTATCTCTTTGAATTTTAATTCCAGATTTAGTAACTCCATCTGCAAATGCATATTGACTAGCTTTTACTCTACCAATTTGACCTCCAAATCTACCTTTACTTTCATCATTTACATCAATTAGAAATCCGTCAAATCCTTCAATTGGTTCTGTTTCTACATGCAACATTAAATGTTTTGCACCTTCAATATACTGAAAATCTTCTAGCACAATGCTATTAATTTTTAATACATGATTACCTGGTGCAATTGTTTTCTGCATTCCTGAACCACCTGTTCCTAAATCTGTTGTACTTAATCCCATTTTGTTTTTGTTTTTAATTATTAATTATTATTTATACACTTTATCCCAGTGAAACACTAGTTTACCTTTTTCATTCATCTCAGAAATTAATATTTCTTCATTTCTTAAATGTTCAGGTCTTGCACCACAAGTTACTTCATCATTAGTTTTAAAACTTAGAATACTTTGGTTACCTCTTCTGAACATATATCCAATTGCATCAGCATTTGCACAAATCAAAGATTTAATTTTACCTGTCAAATCTATATTTGCAGACATAACCATCTCACCTTTATCATCTACCTGTTTGTCTTTAATATGACCAGATAAAATAATATGGGGTGCTAAGGTATCAATAAAATCTAAAACTTGAAAGAAAGCTTGACGGATATATAAATATCCTGCTCCATTTGGTAAAGTTAATACATTATCTCCATCATAGTTTTTACCCATAGATGTTTGTTTGTATAATTTTATTGCTAATGGAGCTACCATTTCCTCTAATGCAGTTACTGTATCAATAGTAACATACTTATAAGGACATCCTGCTTCTTTAATTGCTTTACCAGTTTCAAGTAATTCTTGTAATGAATTTACATTAATCTTTAATGCTTCAACATAATCAGAACCATTTTCTAAATCCATTATTAAATTATCTGCTAAAACTGCAAATGCAGTTGTCTTACCAGTTTTAGGTTTAGAATAAATAATTAACCTTTTAGGATTAGTTCTTTCTACTTTTACTTTTTTAGTTGGAAGTATAATACTCATATTAGTTAAGTTTTTGTGCTAATTTTTGAAATTCAGCTGCTATTTTTAAAAGAATATCTGAAACTGATTCATCATCACTTTTTACAGTAACTTCCTTTTTAAGAAAATCATCTGCAAAATCTGGAAACATACCTACAGACTTTTGTAACTGTGGTAATGCTTCTTCAGTAACTTCTGCTTCAGTTCTTCTTTTCTCATACAGAGCATAAGTAATCTCAGTACCATCACTAAGTACTGCTACTAATTCAGAAACAGGAATTACATATGCAGAATAAGGTTCACCTTTTGAGTTAGTACCTTCTTTTACTGCATATTCTTCACTAAAGTATGGATTATACTTATACTTAAATAGTGGTCTATCAGAATACATGGGAACCATGTCTACTTCTTTATTATTGTTATCTCTAACAACATCCACAAATTCAATATATACATCAATACCTTTGTTCAACTCTCTTTCAAATAATTGCACTTGTCTACCAAATGAACCTTTTTGAAAAAATGCTGTTTTAATTATAAATACGGGATCTACAATTTTTAGTTTTCTGAAATCATCAAAATGATAAGCAAAAAACTCATTCTCTTTTTCTTTTCTATTAAACATACATATTATTTATTTTTACATTGTTGTTGGTGGGAAATCTATCTCCACTATTCTTACTGTTTTTCTATCAAGTTTACAAAAGAATAAACCTGTTAGACCATTTCTAGATTTAAGGAAATGAAATGCTAATAATTCTTCATCATTAACAATATATTTTTCAGGACCATAAAATCTTATTTTTCTTGAAAATGGTTTATTAATACCTATTACTACATCTGCATGTTGTAATAAAGCATCAGCACCAAATAAATCAGAATCTAATACATAATTTCCATATTGTCCATCTTTTGCTCTGTCAGGATGATCAATATTTCTATTTAATTGACTTAAAACAACAAATGCAACAGGATACCTTTTCTTCATTTTAGTAAGAGCTTCTCCTAATGCATATAACATTTCAAATTTATCTTTTTCTCCTTTACCAACTCTGAATAAACCTGAGTGGTCAATAGTTACTAAAGTATTTGAATAATTATAAATTGGTTGTTCATGTTCATCAAAACCTATTTGAATTTTATTTTCTTCCATATAAGCATGAATGGTAGCACACATTTCATCTACGGTACAAGGATCATAAATTACATCAACAATATCAGTTGCTGCAGTTTTCTCATATACTTCTACACATTTTTGAAAAATTAACTTATCAATTAATTGACCTTTACTCATTAATGTATTGTAATCAGCACCTGTATTCATAGACAGTTTTCTAATACCATTTGTTTCATCTAACATCTCAAACTGAAACTTTAATACTCTGAACACTTGATCTTTGTTATTTTCTATAACATCATTTACTAATTGTTCCATGAATAAAGTTTTCCCAGTTCCAGGTCTAGCTCCAACTACGGTAATTGTTCTCCATTCAAGACCATCACAAAATGCATCATTAAATCTAACCCAAGAAGTTTTTAAGGATTTTAAATCTCCTTGTCTTCTTGCTTTAATTTTTAACAGTGCTTTTCTTAATGAGTCTCTTTCACTCACAGGTAAATATGCCCGTGCTCCATTATATAATTCACCCATAAAATTTTAATTTAAGATTTTAGTAATACTCTTTTTTTAGAATAATTATATAACCAGTGAAATACGGTTATAATAAATTCAATTGCTAAATATTCTGTTAAATTTATGGATATGATGAAAGTTTTTATAATTAAATATCCCAACACACTTCCTAAAATAGCAGTAAATAACAATACTACATTTAGTTTTAAAATCATAATCTTCTTTCTTTTATAAATACTACTTCATCATCTAATACACTATTAATCATATTGCAGTAATCAGCTAATTCAGAATCATAACTTTTATCAGTATTTTGTTTTCTTATAAAATATTGAGAAGTTCTCATATATTCATAATTCTTTAATCCATAATCATACACATACTTTTTTGTTGCTTTAATTATTGTTTCCCAATCATATTCATAATTTTCAAAGAACCATCTAAATGAATTTTCTAAGTTTTTAGGATTTACTCTTGCATATTTACCAGAACCAAGTTTCCTATTAGGAAATGACTCAACATATACTATTATATTATTTGTAAATTCTGAACCTAGTAAATCTTTAGATGTTTTCTTTTTACTTCTTTTAAAGAAGCTATCAATTTCAGTTATAAAGATAAGACTTTTACTTGTAACACACAAATTTTCATCTAACCAATCTTCTTGTTTTAATTTTGTAACTTCTAAACTACTATTAACAAATTTATATGGTTTAATGTTATTATATATTGAATATAAAACATAAAAACTATTAGGTGTTAACTCTTCTTTTACAAGTTTATCAAATATTTCTTGCATATTACCAATGTATTGAATAATTATATTGATCTTTTACTAATTTGCTTATTTTATTAAAAGAATCTTGAGAATCCCATGATTGTTCTTTAGTATAAAATGCTGTAGCAGGATGAGTTAGAAATAGTTTGTAATTGTTATCATTGACACAATCTGACCAATCTTTTGCTTCTTTCCCAAGGTAAAGATAAACAATTCCATCTTTATTCCAAGTAAGTAAATCAAAAATATATGCAATAAATGGTTTCCATATACTATAATGCTGACCAACTTTTCCAATTGTAGTAGTTAATGCTATGTTTAACATTAATATACCTTGGTTTGACCATCTACTTAAGTCTCCATCAACAGATTCTGGATGATTATTGTAAACAGTTTTGTTTATTTCATCCAACATATACTTTAAATTTGACTGAATATCAGTATTACTACAGCTAAAACCAATACCATCTGCAACATTAATGTTTGGATACGGATCTGTTCCTACTATAACTACTTTAAGTTCATTATAAGGACATTCTTCAAATGCTTTAAACATTTGTTTTAAGGGTGGTGTAAATCTTTTACCATCAATAGATAATCTTGCTAATTGAGTAATTATATTATCAAAATCTCCACTAAATATAAATGGTTTAAGTTTTTGTCCCCAACCTGACGGTTCAAGTTTATCAAACAATTTTTGTTTAATTTCTTCTATATTTAATTTTTGTTTCATATATTTGTTAAAAATTATTATTATGTCAGTTACAGTAACGGAAATGAAAGATGATGCACTTTTAGATATAAAAGTAAACAAGTCATACTATTTTATGGTTAAAGCAACATCTTTTTATTTATTTAGTAATATGCCTGAAGGTGATAAAGAAACCATGCTTAAGGAAGTTACAGAAAAAAAATATGAAGACTTGAATGAATGGCAAAGATCATTTTATACAGTAGCATTACTTCTTGCAGAAATTGAAAAACAAGCAAAAAATACTAATGCATATGTTGAAAGAGAAATTTCACAACCTGGAGACCCAGATTATATAGAATCTAAGTAAGATCCATATTGTAATTTTCTTTACCAATTTGTACACAAGCTTCAATAGCTA